GTGGCTTGCAGGGGATTAACAACTCGAATTGACCAAATACCCATGGATGCCTCACGAAGAGGAACTCCAGAAATACCAGAAGAGACGTGCAACATCTCTTGACTAGTCTTCCAAGGAAATTCTACCTCGAAGGTGGTGTTGCCAGCGGTAATGTCGATTATTCGAGCATACTGTGACATTGCCGAATTAAGATCAACAATCAAGTTGGAATCTCGACCAAAGTGTGCACATATGGCAATGCGACCAGTGTGGAACTTACTACAGATGACTTGAACAGTCACCCGAAGGCTTCCACGCCAGTATGCAAATGGCAGTGTGACGTAACCGAGAAGTGTTGGTTGAACAACCTGCCCGACTGAGGTCGCTTGGGCTAAACCTGGTTGGGGGCAAAGCTGTGCAGAATACAACTCTGTCCCAGAGGATTGGGTGACAGACCACCGGAAGGTGGTAAGCAGTGATTTTCTCGAAAACAAATAAGCCAGTGATGTTTCGGGGTCGTCGTTGCCATAAATCCCTTGGGTGAAGTCTGAACGTCGTCCTGGGTTTGCATCAAGCACACGCGCTTGAGAAACCCCAGTGACGTTGGCAAGATCAGGTAAAGGATGACGGACAAACCCAATTGGCGTCACGCCAATATTAGGGTAGTCGAGTGTCAATTCTCCATTCCCTGAACTTTGTGCTCCGGACTTATAGTCAATAGAGCCAGTAACTTGCTGACTAACGTTAGAAACGTTACTCGTAAAGTTACCTTGGGCATGAGTTTCATACTGTGGAGTGAACACAACACTTTGCTCAGCTAGGGTGGGGGGATTGGGAATTGGGAGTGAACCAACGACGAGTTCGGGAACTCGAAAGAGGTACCCAAAAGAGGTATCGTCTCCACCCGACATGTAGACAGCAGCATTGGCGTCACTCGCGTCAGGATCGATTGCGACGACTCCAGGAGAGCAGTGCAAGAAATTGCGCTCAGCAGCACTCAAAGGGAGGAGCAGGACATGATACGGGGACTGGTAAGGAGCAATAAATTGCATCTGAGTAGCCCGTTTCAAACCCGCAGTGGTTGGTGCAAACCCGAGGAGTGTTCCATCTCCTTCAAGGCTATTTTGGAGGAGCTCACCAACAACATTAAGAGAGCGGTAATCGTAAAGAGCACGAATGTCACTATCACTAGTGACAATGTACTGGACACTACCACGCCACATACGATACAATGCAGCATAGTAGGATGAAAGGGTATGGGATCCTTCAGCTTTTCCATAGACGAGATTGCTAGATGGAAGGCGAAGAGTTCCAGCCAAACCCTTGTAGAGCAAGACTTTCCTTTTGGCGAACTCTGTGATATTGTTGACACGAATATCACGTGCAACTGCAGGGCGTGCCCGCTCAATTGGTGCCACTCGGGTCACAGGAAGAGTGTCCTGTGCTCCAAGCGGCGAATCATCAACTGGGAGGGGTTCTGGTCCAGGAGCAGGAGCTGAGTTCATCTGGGGAATGACTTCATAAAGAGCAGCTTGTGCTCGCGCTCTGGCAGTAACATTCTCCTCCGGGTCAAGGACCTGGAAGTCAATGTCTGGGAACGAAGCATAGACAGAAACGTTAGCAACGTCTCCTGAAGGTGGAGCAGATGGTCCAACAACTAAAGGATTAAAGACTGCTATGACAAGAGTGCCAAGGTCGCCACGCGAGGTAGCTGACAGGTTGGTGTCGAGGCGTTGTCGGAAGTGAGCGAAAGGAATTGCAAGGACCATTTCACGTGTACTTCCAGCATTGCCAAGAGTGTGTGGACATAGAATTTGACTAGAACGAGATCTAGCAATGTGCAGGAGAATCTCTTCCTCAGTCATGTGAGGTACAAAATAAGCAATCAGTTGTCCACACTGAAACGGCTGTGCCTGGATCTGTATTTTGACAAGGACCTTTGAGCGGTGATACACAAAGGTGTCAAAGGCACTGATCATTGATGGAGATGTGATTAATTCCCACGGCACTGATCCACTCCACAAAATCTCATGAGTTGGAGCAGAGGAGGGCCACTGGAACTCATCGACAAACTGAAATCGTTCAACAACATCAGC